GTTGACAGGTGCGAATCATCCTCGACGGTTTGAGTGCTCGCCCCGAATTCGACCATGAAGGCGGTGAAATCCGCAGCCCCACCGGATAAATCTGCCGCCGCCGTGTCTGTTGTCAGCGCGTCGAATATCGCGGATGCACGCGCCTCATGCTGCGTCGGCGTGCTGTCGGATTTGTTGCTTCGCACCGTCACCAGCAATTCAACAATCTGAATTCCGGTGAACTGCAAGCCCGTCGGCGGCTGCGCTTGGCCGGCCTCGCAAATCGCGCACGGCAGAGTTACAGCGTCAGAGTCAAGGCCGGTGAACACGGCGCACGAAACGCCGCTGGCCGCGCTTGCGATTACCGATGCGGTGGCGCGTTCCAGTTTGGATTGGATAGAGTTGAAGGCCATGTCAGGGAGTGGTTTTTGTGCCGGCTGGAATCACCGTGTTCGCGGCTTGCTGCGCTTTCTTGGCCAGATAGTTTTCCATGTCGGCGGTTTCTTCGCGGAATGCCTGCCCAAGCGCCTTTTCCATGAATGCCGTAACCGCCGGCATCTGCTTGCGCTCTGGCGGCGTCGAGTTGTTTTCAATCTCGGCCACGGGTGAGAGTCCGCCCTTTGCCTTCATCGCGCGGCCGGTTGGCCGGCCTTTGCGACGCTCGAAAAATGAGCCTTTCGCCAGCGCCCTTATTGCCGGAATCCAGCCAGAACGGAAAAACCGAACTGAACCAAGGCGCTTGGAAACAAACCTCGAAACCATCGCCGAAACATTCTTCACGCTGCCAAGTTCGCCGCGCCGTTTTAACTGTGCCACCAGCAATGCGCGGGCGCGGCCGTCGTTGGCAACGACTATCTTCTTTTTTTTAAGGGCCTTGCCGCGCTTGCCGATTACCGTTTCGTAAGTCGCTCCAAGCTCCGCCGCAATCTTGTTCCTGTCGGACTTTGGCGTCAGGTTGTAGGCACGGAATGCAACCTGACCGGCCTTGTGATTTATCGCCTCTGGCAGCGTTTTCGATGTGACCGCAACGTATTGCTTCAACGCCCGGTCAAACTCCCGCGTGTCAATTTGTAGCGTCGCGCTCATCGGCAGCGTCGGGGAACTTCAAGCGGTGGAAACATTGGCGCAAGCCGGGACGCCGCGCGAATCTTGGCAACCGTCAACAGGTCGTCAAATTCCTTCAAGTCGGCGAGTTTGCGCGCGAATCGAATCCGCGTTTCAAGCTCGGCTTTCTGGCTTAACGGTTCGCAGCGGTGCATAGGTAGCGGACTTCCACGTTTGTCTGGCCAAGGTCAATCCGATCAATGCGATAGACGCGGGAGCGATGCGTCACCAGTCCGCCGACGGCTGGCACCGTGCCCGGCAGGTCCGCAACTCGCGCCGTGATTTGCAGGTCGAAATCATCAAGGAACCCGCCAAGCTCATTCTTCCGGCCTTGCCCGCGAAACGTCACGGCACAGTCAATCGTTGCTGCGCCAAAGGTGAACGTCTCGCCGAGTTCGTCGAAAATCGCGGCAAGGTCGGTGGCCTGTTCAGTTTGAAGGCTCATTTCCGGTCAGGTTATCACCTGCGCTAATGCTTTGCAACGGCGGCGGTGCCTCCGTAGTGGCGGCGCTGTGATGGTATTCGTGCAGCACGGCGGGAATGTGAACCTCCCGCAATCCTGCCAGCCCGCAGAGGGGCGCGGCGAATGCCCAGTCTTCGCCGTAATTCGTCGGCGGGAACCGGGACAAAACCGCCAGCGTCCGCCGCCAAGCGCAGACGTGCCAAGCATTCCGCCGCGTCACCCCGCCCGGTTTGAATCCTTCGTTCGGGTTGCCGAGGCGGAATTCAATCTCGCCGCTCACGCCGTTCACAACCGCAAGCTGCCGAAATGTAACCACGTCCGGGCCCTGCCGAATCGCCGCCAGCAGCGCGGCAACGTATTCAGGCGTCACCGCGTCGTCATCGTCGCAGAATGCAACGTATGCCCCGCCAGCCGCGCGCAACAGTGCGTCCCGCTTCTCGCCTACCGTCCGCCGCTTGTTGTCCACAAGGATAAGGTGCTCAACTGGCAAGTCGCCAATCTGCCGCGCAAGCTCCGCGTGTAGCGCCTCGATTTGCGGCCAGCGTGACGGGACGCCGGGGGTGAGTATTGACAACAGTGGTTTCATAGTTCGTTAAACCAAATCCATCCGGCTTGCTTCGCATTCGGTAGCGCCTCAATAACGGCGCGCATCACCGGCTCATGCTGCGAATCGTGGCCGGCAATCATGCCGCCCGGCTTCACCTTTGGAATCCAAGCGGCCAAGTCCCGCTTCACGCTCTCGTAATCATGCGCGGCGTCAATGAAGGCGAACGCCAATCCGTCGGGCACGAGTGCCGCCGCCGCTGCGCTGTCGGATTCCACAACCTCGATCATGTCCGCCACGCCGCACCGTTGCAGGTTGGCTTCAAATGCCCGCCGCACGCTGCCGTTGTGCCGCGCGACAATCGCGGCGTCTTCGCCCTTGAACGTGTCCACCGCGTAGATTTTCACGCGCTTTCCAGCCCGCTTGCAGGCTTGCGCCAAGTAAATCACGGAGCGGCCAAACCAAACGCCGACTTCTGCCAGCGTGTCGCCATCATTCACCCGCGCGGCAACCTTGTCATAGAACTCGGGGAAGTTGAAAAACCCCGGCACGCTTGACCAGTCCACCGCCGCCCGCAGTTTTTCCAAAACAGCCTTACCTTGCACGTAGCGCTCGGGCGCGTTCTGTGCGGCGTGGGTGGCGTCCATCGGCTTTCCGGTGAATATCGGGTGGCGATGGTCAAACACGATGTCGCGCGCCTGAATAACCTGCCCGCGTGCGTAGGCAAGCTCCGTGAACCAGTTGTCAGAATAGACGCCCGTGAACTCGGGGTGAAACATAAAACAGTCCTGCCCGTAATACGCCCGCGTGCAAATCGCCATACAAAGCAAGTCATCCGTCCGGTGTCCGTCAGATATGGCCAACACGCGCGGCTGTTTCAAGTCTCCGAACCTGTTCAGAATCAGCGTGTCCCAGCCTTGAACCGGCGTCCAATCGTCGGAGAGTTGAATCAAAACTTGGCCAAGCGAAGCTGCCGCCGCCGCATTCCATGCCGCCACGCAGCCGCCGCCCGGTTGCAATTCGACGTGGTGAAACCGCCGCAGGCAGTGGCTTTCCGCGTCGTCGTTGTCAAACGCGAAGATGTGCTCGATTTCGTCAGGGTGGTCCGCAAGGTCATACCAGAGCTTGCGCGCAATCACCGCGCCCTGCGGCCTCCCGCGCGTCGCGTGCAACAGCGAAATCTTGCAGCCGCCAGCCCGCATCAAGGCATCACGTCGGATGGCTTCCGCTTCCATCGTCATGCCGTTTGCGCGCAACGCTTGGCAGTAAATATCCGTGCCGACGTAGCCGTAAAAATGCTTGCGGTTGTTCCAATCCGTATGACGCGGCGGGGGCGTGGCTCGCATCTGTTGCGCGTAGGCAAGCGCAAGGTCCGGCTTGCCGAAATCCAGCGCATTGCCAGACAACGAACCAAGCGCCTCACGCCGGGTAGGGTCGGTTTTGTAAGCCTCATGCAACAGTGTTTCACGTTGCGCCGGGTCGGTCGTCATGCGGGCGATGTTCAGCAGCATCTCGTAACGCTCTGGCCGGCCAAGTCGCGGGTCTTCAAAGGCGCGCATCGCGGCCTTGATGCTGCCCTCAATGTCGCCGATGCCTTGAAGCTCTCCGTGCAAGTGATACAACAGGCCGGGGTGCATTTCATCGTCGGGAATGCTCCTCAGAATCCGCAGGTTCCTTTCGTTGCTGCCGGTTTTCGTCATCAGCGGGGCGTGCAAAATCACAACGCGGTCGTCATGCGGGCCGCTGACAGGTTCCACGTTGAACGTGAAACATTCATGCACCGGATACTGCCAGCGGCCCGCCCGCCTGTTGACCAACCGTTCGCGCGGGATGCTTACACCTAACGTGCTGATTTTGTAAGGGAAAACGTGGGCGTCAAACTTCGCCGCTGCCGCGTGCGCGCGGACGTGTTCAGCTCCTGATTCGAGAATGTCGTCAGAGTCGCACCAGAAACAATAGTCATTCATCGCAAGGTCGAAGCTCATCTGGCGAGCCGCCGCGAAGTTATCCACATGCGGCCAGTCGGCGTGCTCTGGCTTGTTCTTGTATTCACCCCACACCAGTGGCTTGCCAAGCTCGCGGCAGGCGCGCATGGCGATGGCCTGCGTGTCATCCGGTTTCGCCGCGCCAATCGCGCGCACCAAAACGATTTCATCCGCCACGGGCGCGAAACTTCGCAGGCAGCGTTCAATGTATTCGGCGACGTTGCCGACAATCATGCAGAGGCTAATCTTGTTGCTCATAAAAAATTCAGCCGTGGAGGTGAGTCTCCACGGCTGTCCTAACGCGTTTCGGAAAACTTCGCCGGGCGGACTCACACGCTCGGCAAGTTAGATGTTGGCTCAGTTATACACTCTGATTTCTACAAACGTCCCTTCAAGCAAATCATCCGCAAGGGCATGCGCGCCGTGCGGGTCGCAGGTCGTCAGCGTAATGACGTTCGCGCTGGTCCGCGTTGCCGTGTGCGATGATTCAATGCCGGGCGTCACACTCACGTAAGTAGTGGCGAGGAATGCGCCTGTCAAGGTGGCAGTGTAGGTGCCCTCACTCGCGCGCGCCCAAACCACAGTCCCGTCAAGGTCGTTTCGGAAAACCGTTGCCGTCGGAGCATCCGTGCCGGATTGCGACAGCTTCGCAACGTAAAGCTCCACGCCGTTGAGTGTGTCGCATCGCAGGTTGCCCGCGAAATACGCTCCGCCGTTTGTTTGGTTGGACATAAGAAAAAGGCGGGAGGGGTCGCCTCCCGCCGTTGGTGCGCGCCTCGATTAGTCGGTGCGCTTGATAACGCGGCCAGCCGTGGTAAGGCCCTTGGAGTAGCCGTAGTTGCACTCCATGTTCAGGTAGCGCGTGCCGGTGTTGGCATCGTAGTGCTTCCGCAGGCCCAGTGTTATGCCCGTTTCGGGGTCGGTCACGGCGTAGGCGGACTCGTAGGCGGACGGGTCTTGCGGCTGGAGATAACGCATCGCAACCGCGATGGCGTTCGGGTGGGCGGCAAAGGCCATCACGCTCGCGCCGGACGCGAACAGGTTGTTGAGTTCGTAGAAATCGAACCCGGCGGCACGCATCACCTTGCCCTCCTGAAGCACGCTGTTGTCGCGGAACATGTGGGCCTGCACGAAGTTCGTGACGCCAAGCAGCGCATCGTAAGGCGTGCAGTCAATGAGCATCGAACGCGGCTCGGCAGGCACGTCGTTTTGGTTCAGGTCAAGCCGCGCTTTGCGCAACTGCGGCACGTCCATCGCGGTCGAAGTGACGGCGGTGGCCAGCGAGAAGTTCGCCGTAGTCACCAGCGAGAGCACGTCCTGAAGCACGAGCAGCGCGAGCGCAGCGCCCTGTTGCCGGCCGAAGGACTCCAGCGAACTCGCGGAGCTGTTCGCGGCGGTGATGTCGTCCTGACCGATGTGAACGATCTTGTGCTGGCTCAAGGAAATCGTCACGACGGACTTGCTGCCACCGGAAACGGCGTAGCTGCCGCCAAATGTGGTGGCGGTCAAGCCAGACACGAGGGGCACAAGCACATTTGCGCCGCGCGTGCCGGGCGCAGCCGAGAAGTTGGTGGAGAACGCGCGGAAAGGCGCGAGGATTTTCACGAAGGACTCCAGCGCGCTCTGGCTGATAATCTCGTCGTCGAGGTTGGTGTAGGTGGCCATGATGTTTTTGTTTTGGGGTTGCTACTGAAAATCAGTTTTGGTGAGTGCGGTTGAACTCGGCGCGAATCGCGGCGCGGTTTTCTTTGAACATCTTGGCGCGCTTGGCCGGGTCTTTCTCGGCGTCCAGTGCGGCGAGGATGTTCACAGCGGCGGGCGCGGGAGCGGCCTTCGCGGGTTCAGCGCCGACGGCGGCAAGCTGCTGAACAGCAACCTCTGC